CATCACCGAATTGAACTGTACGAACAACAGGCTCGCTGCGCTTTTGCGCTCCGTAAGAAGGATCGATAGAAGGAAATACAGCCATTAGCGTGAGAGCAAGCCTCCAGGTCGTTTCTGCTTCACTAGTTCCTGTTGTACTGCAATACCAATAGCTTTGCCAAGCTGCGCGGCTTGATCGCCATTGCCCTCAACAGAAGAACCAGCAGCGTCAACATTCACGACTACATCTCCTACTCCGCTGCCAGACGCTTCAACGCCGAGCTTGCCGTTGGCTCCACGACGTAACGGCATGATCGCTTCAGGGCCAGCCTCGCCCATAAGCCCGGCACCATTTGCCATCGGGAATAGTGTCGGCTTGTTGACGACGCCCCCATAAGCATAAGGAACAATCTTGTTCTTGGCGAAGACGTTGCCGTTGGCGTTCATATAAGCCTGAATCCCTTCAATGTTTAATTCATCACCACCACCACCACCACCACCAAGTCCAAGGAAGCTTCCAACTCCTGGTATTGCACCTAAAGCTCCGAACAATGCTTTCTTGGCAAAGATGCGAGCCAAATCACTAATTACAGAGTTAGCAAAATCACGGAAGTTAGCCTTGCCAGTCGTCACAAATTCTGCGAATGCATCGCCAAGACCCTCGACTGCGCTTACGCCCAATTCACTAATAGACTCGGTGACATTTATTGCCTCATTGAATATTTCACGGAGGCCCTTCTTGAACTTAAATGCTGCTGAATTTGCTTCTTCCAGGTTGGAGCGAAGCTCACGAAGAGCATTTGCAAGCTCCTCACTACTCATTGCCCCTGCATACTTCTCAGCGAACTCAGCAAGCTGACGGTTTATTTCAATACGCTGTCTCTCTTCTTGGCTCATCAAAGTGACTGCAAAACGAGCATTTTGCATTTCAACGTTTGCCGATTGCATTAGCTCGTTTCTCTTCTTATAAATATCATTTACGGCTTTTGCATATGTTGCATTAGCCTGCTCCTCCATATTGGTGGCTTTTACCAAGTCCTCAGTCTCAGCTTTTGCAGCAAGGCTGTCTATTGCAAGTTGCACTTCAGCAGCTAGAAGTTCATTTTGACTTGCCTGAGCTGTTCGCAGCTGACGCCTGAGACCCAGCTCCGCTTGTGTCATCTTGACTTTTTCGTCGCCAGTTCCTCCTTCGTCGCCACCCTGCAGGGCCAGAAGAAGTTTATCTTGTAGTGCTTGAAGCGCATTCGCTTCAGGGTCAAAATCTTCTCCTTCAGGTTTGCGTGACATGATCGCTAAGTTGGCACCTGTTATATGAGCCACTGAATCTTTAATGGCCTTGTCTAAGCCTTCATTTGTGGCAAAACTTAGAATAGGTAAGTCACTGCCCTGCAAGCCTCTGGTCAATGCTGCAACTTTGCCGATATTGGTCCCTGTTTCAGGTAAATTTGATCTAGCCGTGCTACTTCCGATTTTAAGCCCTCCTTCAGCGTCAGGATCTTTTTCAATAAGTCCTTTTATTTGCTGCAAAGTTTCGAGCCGTTTTTTGTAAGCATCAACCCTTTTCCCTGCGTCTTCTAAAGACATAACACCACTCGTAATATCGTCAATAAAATCTTTATGTTTGCGGCTAGCCCTGAACATTGACACACCCAAAGCTGTAAAGCCTAACGCAATCAAAGTTATCGGATTTTTGGCCAGCGCTAATGCTAAAGCCCTGAGCCTGGTTATTAAAAGATTGACCGAAGTGACAAGCTTGAATCTAATAAATCGGTGCAAAAGCTTTACTGAAAAAACAAATCCCTTTGCCCCCATTGCAACAGTAAGCTTGCCCACTAAAGTCAACAATTTCCCAAGAACTAGACCTCCAGCCGCGATAGTCACAACATCGATAAGGTTGCGGAAGTTTTTAATTAAAATTACAATTCCAGCTACAATTCCTTCAATTACAACAGCTGCTGTTTTCGCTATATTGACAATAACAGGCGTCAAAGTCTGCAAAGAGCCAGCGATACCCTCTTGTAACTTTGATCCTACACTTATTAATTGATCTCCAAGCTCTTGGCGAACTTTGTCAAACGCAACTCGCTGTCGCTGACCAGATTCTTCAGCACTGGCTGCCATCTCTAGCGCACCTTTTGTATATTTTTTAGTAATAAATGCCAAGAATTCGACTAACTCGTCTAATCCAACTTTGCCTAGCTTGAGACGTTTCTGTAACTCTTCAGTGCTTCGATTATTAGCCTCAGCGAACGCTGTTACGGCTGCAGGAAAACGCTCGCCGAGCTGCCCAGAAAGCTCCTCGGCGCTAATGCGACCCTTGGAGAACATTTGCACCATTGCAGTAATGCCTCCTTTTACATCTTCCGCCTCACCCTTAGTTGCTTTAATAGCAACAGTCGTACCTACAAAAGCCAACGCAGCCTGCTCGATAGTGCCATTTGCTCCTAAAACGGCAGCACCTAGTCGAGTCATTCCAATAGTTGCAGCTTCTCTCTCAACATTTAGTTTTTCAACAGCAAAATCAATCGCAGATGTAGCCACCTTGTTGTTACGTTCAGTCTCGACAAGTCTTTTTAATGCTTTCTCTGATAAACGAATGGATGCCGCGTAATCAGTAAAACTACTAATTTTCTCTGCAGCAATTCCAACAGTAGCTCCAATTCCGCCACCAACGACCGCACCAGCTGCTCCAAATGGAGCGCCAGCAAGAGCCCCAGCCGCACCAGCGGCGCCTCCAAAAATGCCTGCAGAAGCAACCGCACCAACAGTTTGCGCTGCGCCTTTTGCGCTAAATTTCTTCTTCCCAATTTTTCCAAGCTTGCGATCAACTTTATCAATCTCTTTGCCTAACTCTCTAAAGTCTTGGCTGGTGGGGTCAAGGCCAGCGCGTAGCTGAGCAAAAGCAGTCTTTTGTGCGTTAAGGCTATTAATATTCCCGTTCGATGCCGCAGATTGCCGCTTAATCTCTGCAGTTACTTGCGACAGCGAACGACCCATCATTTCAGTTGCTGCCTTGGTTTCAGCAGAGCCAATTGATGCAATTATTTTGAAAAGACCAGAAGCTTCAACTGGTTGATTTGCTAAACCGCCCCCAGCAAACCCGCCATATTTCTGAGCACGCTTCCTTCGATTTCTCTCGATAGATTTCTGAACGGGATCCCGTCCTTGGAACATGCCGAATGTTGGCTGCTGACCCAATCCACTCCGAATTTGCTTCTTCCTTGCAGCCGTATCAAATGGATCATCCAGTTGCCCCTGTAGCTGATTAATGCGGCGTAAAGTCTCAAAGTAATTTTTTCCGCCTACTGTTAAATTCTCAAAATCAGATTTAAGCTCCCTAAGTTCCATCTGCACGTTGTTCGCCGTGCGAGGAAGTTTATTCAGTTCACCACCAAAAGTTTCAACAATTTCAGCGGCTGTTCTCGTCTTTGGGTTGTTATCAACCTGAGCCTTAGTAACGGCTCTTATCTGCGCCTCAACCCTGTTCTCAAGCCTAATGCGGGCTTCAGCTAAAACATTAAGCTGCCTCTGTTGAGCGACAAACTCAGGTCGCAGTTCGCCCTGATCGTCAAAAGTTTTCTCTGAAGGTTTTGACCTTAGAAACGCCTCTTGCTCAAGAAACCTTCCAGGTGCTGCCTTAACAAAACTACCTCGACGACGAATTGCAGCCTGACTTGTTTCTGCAGCTTGCTCTGCTGACCTTAATTTTGACTCATAAGTTGCAATATCTTTCCCTAGCCTCTGAAAAGCAGAACTGTTAATCGCTACTTGCTGCTGTAATCCCTTAAGTGCAGTGACTTGCCCTTTAATTACACTAATACTCTCTCCACCTTTTACGCTATACCTCTTGACCGCCGCTGCTATCTTCCCAAGATCTTGACTGGAAACATTTGCGGCACCGCCAAGAGCACGCAGTTGGCTTTTTAGCTCTTCAACAGCCTTGACGCCTTGAAGCTTAAGAGCAATCTGTAGCTCCTCAACGCTTTTAGCCATCTGATTTCTTCCTAAATTCGCTTAGCGCAGTGGATTCCATAACTTGGAGACCCTCTAGCACTTCACGACGGTTCTCCACATCATATAGGTCAAAAAGCCCGCCGGAAACCAAAAGCACGTCATATTTCAATCCAACGTAGCCCGACATGCTGACCTCCCATTGCGTCTGCATGCGGAGGAACATCATGACGATGTCCCAGTTTTCGTCCCAAACCTCAAAATTATTAGATTCCTCCGACTTCGGCTTAGGCGCTGGCAGCTTCAGTCCAAAGGCAGCTGCGTCGTCCTTTGTCTTGTCTTCAATCTGCTTGCCGCCAGACGCCCAATAAATCGCAGCTTCTTTTAGTTTCCCGCTTGAGCTTCCCCATAAGTCCTTGTGTAGCTATTGAGAACAGCTTTCAACCAGTCGACATCTTCACAAAACTCCTCAAGCTCTTTGGTGGAGAAAGGCACGTCCTTACCATTCTCATCTTGGATGCCTTCCCATCCAACAAGAACCTTCTTCAAAAGGCTATTGCCCTCATCTTCACTAAGCTTGCTGATCTGAGACATCTTCACTCTCTTGAAGACAGCCGTAAATTCGCACTTGTCAAATTCGCCCGGACGATCTTCGCTTGGTTCTGT